CTCATGTGTTAAAAAATATCCCAAAACTATAGAATATTTATGCATACAGTGTATAAAAGATAGGAGGTGTCCCGATGCCAGGAGGAAGACCAACAAAACCACTAGCCCTAGTCACGGGGCACCGGACAAAAGCAGAAAAAGCAATCAGAGAAAAAGCAGAGTCTGCACTTTTAACCGGAACATCCATGAAGGAAAACCCTGAAGTTAAGTCAAACCCTATCGCCCATAAGGAATTCGTAAGAGTAAAAAGGCTGCTCAAGTCAATTGACAAAGACGACGACCTGAGTGGAAACATCATAAATACTCATTGCTTGCTTCATGCAGAGTGTAAAGAGTTTGAAGGCATGAAACTAGAATTACAATCTGACCTAGTGGAGTTAAAAGAAGCGCGCAAAAATAGGGAGATAGACATCCTCACATACTCAGAGAAGAAGGATAAGATCCAAGATAGGATTTTTGCTTGCGACAAAAAGATCATGGACAAACGAAAGATGATGCTGGACATTGGCAAGGAAAACATTCTAACAATCCAATCGGCCCTACGTTCTATCCAGAAGAAAGAAGGTCCAGCCAAGGAAGATCCTGACGCGTACCTATTCGGTGATGGCTAATGCACATAGTAACACAATACGCAACAGATGTTGTCTATGGCGATATCGTAGCTTGCAAGTGGGAAAAACTCTCATGCAAAAGACATCTAAAAGACTTAGAAAGACAGGGAACCGAAGGGTTTCCTTTTGTTTTTGATGAAAGCCGGGCCGACAGAATCTTCGCATGGTTCAGGGTTTGCCGCCACGTTCGCGGCCCATTCTCTGGACAGCCAATGGAGCTGGACAATTGGCAAAAATTCGACCTTGGGTCAGTATTCGGTTGGGTTCACAAGGACACTGGAAAGAGAAAATACAAGACAGCCTATATCAGAATAGGCAGAGGAAACGCCAAGTCAACCGAAATGTCAGGCGTGACAAACTATGGAATGTGCGCCGATGCTCTATACCCTCCTGGCAGACCTGACCTCGCAAAGTATGAAGCGAGCCCAGAGATTATCATCGGAGCAGTTGACAGAGAACAAGCCAACATTGTTTGGGGAGATGCTCGAGAGATGGGCCTTGCCTCTCCTGGAATCCTAAACAGATTGAAGATACAAAAGGCAGCCATAACCCACAAAACGCGCGGGGGAAAGATCAGAAAACTATCCAAGGACAGCAAGAACAAAGACGGCGGTTCCCCATGTATGATCGTAATTGATGAATATCACGCTCATCCTACAAGCCTGATCAAAGACGTGACAGCGTCCGGCAAAGGTAAGCGCTCACAGTGCCTAGAGTTCATCATCACGACAGCCGGGGAGGATGCAGAAAATAGTCCTTGCTTCAAAGAGGATAACATTTGTAAAAAGATTCTGGAAGGTGAGATACCTAACGAGTCTTACTTTGTGATGATCCGAGAGATTGACGACGAGGACGATCCCCACGACCAAACCTGCTGGCCTAAAGCAAACCCAATGTTCCAGAATAAAAACGACTACGCCGATGAACTTCTCGCTACGGTGAAGGATGAATACGACCTAGCGTTTGGCAGTGGCGACCCCTCGAAGATTCGGCAATGGATGATCAAGAGGGTTAATAGATTCCAAGCAGGAGCAGTAAACAAATACTTCTCTGGTTGTATGGACAAGTGGAAAGACCTTGCCATTCCGCGAAAAGAATTTCTCGATCTTGTCAGGGGTCGCGAGTGCTACAACGGCGAGGACTTGGCTAAGTGTATTGACTTAACAGCGTCCGGATTTGTCTTTAAGTTAGACGGATTAACCCCTGTCAAGACAGCGAGGGGAATAGTCTATCCCCTTTATGCGGTGTGCGCTCATGGTTTTATACCCAAGGATACAGTTACCAAGCACGAACATACAGACAGGGTGCCGTACCAATATTGGGCAGACAATGGGGGTTGGTGTACCATCACGCCCGGGGCCGTAACTGATGATAGAGAAATAAAAAGCTACATTCACGACATGGAGTTTGACCAAGGTTGGAAGATGAAAGAGCTTTGCTGTGACCCTTACGGGGCTAGACAGTTCATGAACGAAATGGGGCCTGATGGCGAAGGGTATCAGACAATTGAAATCAGACAAGGGTTTACAAGTCTTTCTGAGCCGACAAAGAAATTGAGAGATTTTACATTGAGTGGCGAAATAGTACATGACGGAAGTCCTTTGCTTGCGTGGTGCTTGAACAATGCCATCGAGTTGAAGGGTGAGGGAGAACTTATCAAGCTATCCAAGAAGCACAAGGACGATTCACAGAGGATAGACTTGGCGGCTGCAATCATTAACGCGTTGTTCAGGGCTTTACTGAGCGAGGAAAAACCTAAGTGCCCATACTCGGAAGAACGCGGGATACTGATGCTGTAAGGTGGTGAGAATTTGGATACAAAAAACCACGCAAAAGATTGTAATAACTGCAAGCATAACACTCTTGTAGTATCCGAAGAAGGCATGAAAAGAAAATTCGATCGCTGCAAAAAGTGCGGTGGAGAGCCTAGGGAATTTGTTCGAAATTTAGTTATTCCTAAATTAGATAAATCAAGAATAATCAGGTAATGCATAAGGTGGTGATACGCTCTTGAAAATACTAGAATACCTCAAAAAAAATAGAGACAAGCTGCCTGACATAAAGGATTCATTGATTATATTGGGTGGATTAATGACCGGAAAAGGATTGTACACAATTCACCCCTCTGCAATGTGGATCATATGTGGAATTTATATCACTTACCTGGGGTGGCCTAAAGGGGTGACAAAATAATTGGGTATCTTCAATAAGTTAATCGAGCCGACAAATCAACTCGTTCAATCTCTCCCTCAACTGTCCGACGACAGCGCATGGAACAACTACCTCAACGGCAAAGGGTACAATGTTTCAGCATCGACAGCGTTGAAGGTTGCCGTGGTTATCCGTTGCGTAGATGTTGTGGCAAAGACTATGGCGAGCCTCGGTTGTCATCTTCAAAAAGAAACATCCGAAGGAAAAACAAAAGCGACAAACCACGCGCTTTATAAAATGTTGAGAATGTTGCCAAATCCCAAAACGACTAGCTACGAGTTCTGGCACATGTACATCGTCAACCTCATGCTATCTTGGGGAGCATTCGCGAAGATCGAGCGCGACCAGAATGGATTTATTAAAGCCCTTTGGAACATTCCGACTTGCCGAGTGTTTCAAAATTGGAACTCTGTCACGGGCGAAAACTATATTGACGTAACGTACAGCAACGGAAAATATGAACGCCTGTATGAGGGACGGTACATGTATACGCCAGGATTCAGGTTCCAGGACGAAACTCTCCCGGAGGATGCCATTAAGATTGCAGGAGACGTCCTTGGTTTGACAATGGCGCTCAATGGTTATGCCAAAGACTTTTTTGAGAATGGCTCAAACATGGGCGGGTTCATCGAATACCCGGCAGCCATTAACTCTCCTGCCTTCCTAAAGTTTAAAGAGGACTGGCAGAAAACATACGGCGGCGTGATGAATCAGCACAAGTGGGCGATCCTAGAGGGCGGATTCAAGGTCAATAAAATGGACAGCAATCCAAAGGATGCCCAAGCTCTTGATTCTCGCAAGATGCAAATCGAGGAAGTGTGCAGAATTTTTGGAGTGCCTCCTCATAAGGTTTTTGACTTGGACAAGATGACCTTTAACAACGTGGAACAGGTAAATATCGAGTATGTTCAAGAGTGTTTGAATCCCATGGCCGAACGGTTGGAGCAGACAATCTATAAGGATCTATTGAACACCAAGGAGCAGAGGGTATTGTCTGCCAACTTTGATACTAACAAACTTCTCAAAGGTGATATTGCCGCACAAACTGCTTATTACCACAACGCTAGGCAAGATGGATGGATGAACGCCAATGAGATCAGGGATCTACAAGGGATGAATAGAATTCCTGCCGAGGATGGTGGAGACATTTACGCGATCAATGGCAATATGATCCCAATTACAGCTATACCACTCAATCTTCCAAAGGGAGCGCAAAAAGGAGGGGCACAAGCTTGAAAAATTACTGGGAAGTAAAAGCGAAAGTAAAAGGAAAAGTTGGAGAACTGATGTTGTATGGAGATATTTCAAGCGCTCAAATGTGGGGAGATGAAATTACTCCACTGCAAATTGATTCTGAGCTTAAAGCGCTAGGAGATATCAATACGTTAAATGTCCATATTTGTTCAGGTGGTGGAAGTGTTCCCGCAGGTCAAGCCATATACAGTTTAATAAAAAGGCATGGGGCGACTGAAAAGGTCGCATATATTGATGGTCTTGCTGCTTCGATCTCATCCTTGATACCGTGCGCTTGTCATAAAACGATCATGCCTTCGAATGCTATGACAATGTGGCATAAACCATGGGGCGGTATATCTGGAAACGCTGATGCAATGAGGCAAAGAGCTGATGTAATGGATAAATTTGAAGAAACCATAATTAATGCTTATGAAGAAAAAACGGGCATGAGCAGGGAAAAGATAGCAGAAATGATGGCTGTAGAAACATGGATGACCGCAAAAGAAGCCTTAGCATGTGGGTTTATTGATGAAATTGAAGAAGAGATGAAGGTTGCCGCTTCGATAAATGGTGATTTTTTAAATTACGGAGATGTGAAGATAGACACATCTAAATTCAAGAACTTTAACCCCGAGATGTACAGGGAGGCTTCGCCGCCTGAGCCTGTTGCTATAGTGCCCAAAGAAGAACCAAAAACACCAAACCTATCCGCACAAAACTCGGAATTCCACAAACTAAAATTAAAATTATTAGGAGGTATATAGCATGAACGGTGTTAAATTAACCGAACTCAAACAGGAACGCGCAACAGTAACAAACAGCATCCGAAACATTATGACCGAATTCGAAGCCGTGGAAATGACCGCCGAGAAGAAGGAAGAACTGGGCAGAAACGAATCCCGCTTCGATGAAATCAACAACCTGATTATCCGTGAAGAAAAACAACTAGCCCGCGAACGCGCCATTGGAGAACAGGCGAACGATACCGACGACACCAAGAATAAAGGCAAAACTGACGAAATCATGAACGCCTTTAAAGAAGTGATCATGAACGGAAGTCGAGAAGCCTATGAAGTATACAACGCTTTGCAGCAATCGAACCCCACGCAAGCTGGCTACTTGGTAGCACCTGAGCAATTTGTGAACACCTTAATTAAGACCATCGACAATTCCATGTTCATTCGCCAAAAGGCGAACGTCCTACCTCCACTGAAAGGCGCACAATCCCTCGGATACCCAACGCGGACAGCGCGCATGGGCGCGGCTGTATGGGGAACTGAGATTTCCGCACCAACCGCAGACACTTCCTTGGCATTCGGCAAACGCGAGTTCAAGACCAACCCGGCAACTGCTGAAATCCTAATCTCCAAGACTCTTATCCGTAATGCTCCAGGCGTAGAGGGTATTGTCACGGCTGAAATGGCCTATGCCTTTGCCGAACTCCTTGAAAATGCCTATATGACAGGTGATGGAGTACAAAAACCTCTCGGACTATTTGTTGCTTCTGCCGATGGAATCCCCGCAGCGCGTGACGTTTCGACCGGAAATACCGCGACTGAAATCAAGTTCGACGGGCTTTTGGAGGCAAAATACAGCATTAAAGATGGATATCAGAAGAATTGCGAATGGATCTTCAATCGTCTGGCCGTAAAACAACTGGCGAAACTGAA